AAGCCTTTCAATGCTCCGTCTTTATCTGCTGCTGCTTTTTGCGCTTCAGATAATTCGCGTGTTAAGCGTTTAACTTGCGCTTCGACTTGCTTTTGAGCCTCTGCCATGCCTTTTGCATCTGGCAAGCCGTCAAGCTCACTCACGTCATCCAAACCCAACTTATCCAACATTGTACGAACTGTTGATTTAGCGGCTTCCAATTCAGATTTAAGGGTTTTACGCCCTGTAATACTTTCGTTGGTTGCTGTGCTTAATTTATCGTTCAACTTAGCAAACTCACTTTGCTTTTGTTCGTCAGATAAGGCTTGAAATTCTTCCCAGTTCATTACTATGCACCTCCCGTGCGGTTATGCGTGCAATATAAACGGGCGTTATAAAATGGTTTGTCAAAGTATTTGACAAAATAGCCATAAAGTACAAAAACAATAAAACTAGGATGGTCAAAATGATTCCAGAGCAAACCTATCAATGGACTATTTCGGGACAGGCGTTAAATGGGACAGGCAAATTTTTAGATAAATCTTGTTTGGTTCGATTCCCACGCGAAACAATCGAACGCTATCAGCAACGTTGCCAGCTAGCTTTTTATCGTAATTTTATGCGTGAAAAATGCAGCCGATTTGCAGGTTATTTGTCGATTAAACCCGTGCTACGTGAGGTATCGCACCCACTGTTAATAGAAATACTGGATGATGTGGACTTAAAAGGGAATAGCATTAGCGTCTTTATGACTAGCCTTGCGCTAGAGGTGAAAGCGCGTGGCACAATGATTGTTATTGTCGATATGCAAGCCGACCCAACACAAGGGCGAAAAACGCCCTATTTTATTGCTATGCAACCCGAGTCTATTGTTGATTATGCGCTAAACGTCAACAAGCGATTAAGCAGCATTAGCTTTCGCACAATGGAGGTTGTCGGTGATAAGCAACAGCAAGTAACCCGCACTTATACAGACAAGGGCTGGCATGTTGTTAACGGTCAACAGATTATTGCTAGTGGCGAACATAACCTAGGCATTTGCCCCGTTGTAGCGATTACCGAGCATGGCGATTTTCCTTGTGTTGGCGAGTTTTATCAGATTGCCGAATTATCTACCGCGATTATGAATAAAGAGTCTGAGAAAAACGACATCTTGCGCAATCAGACGTTTAGTATCTTGACCTATCAGCTTCCGCTTGCTGATACATCGATGGATCGGGACGCTATCGATGCTGATACCGCTGCTGCTGTTGAGAGTTTAGGCACAAGCAATATGCTTACCTATCAAGCCGAACGCCCCGCCTTTATTGCTCCCGATGCAAGCCCAGCCGATACCATCGAAAAACATATCCAACGCCTTGCAGCGGATATTGACCGAATCGGCTACACGGTTAGTGAAAGCAATAATGGTACAGAAAGCGGACTATCTCGCAAGTATCGTTTTCAGGACTTAAATAGTGCGCTCAGTCGTTTTGCACGTCGTTTGGAGGATGCAGAACGCCAACTGCTAGACTTGTCTTGTAAATGGCTAGGAATCACTCCAGATTTTACTATCAGCTATGCCAACGATTTTAACCTAACCGATATTGATGGCGATATTGCCACCGCGCAAGCCATGCAAACTTTAGGCGCACCTGCTGAATATTTGCGAGAGAAGTTAAAGCATATTATTCGCGCTGATTTAGTCGGTAGCGATATTGAGGAGATCGATAAGATTATAGCTGCTATCGATAATCAAGCCTTTGTAGCACCGATTTTATGATTACCGCTAATCTAACGGGTGTAGAGCGCATTAAAGAAGCCTTCGCAAGGCTAAACCATGCGGCACAATATTCAGTTATGGCAAAAACAGCGGACGCATTGGAAGAATCGATTGATAGGCAAGTCGATAAGCACACGAAAACAGGCATATTGCGTCGTTCGCTTTATAAAAAACCAATACAAGGCGGTTTTGAAATTGGACACGATGAGCGCATAGCACCATATGCAAAGTTTGTGCACTGGGGTACAAAACCACATGTTATCAAGCCTAAAGATAAGAAGGCGTTAAAGTTTGTAGGGAAAAACGGAATGGTTTATATGGCGTGGGGAAATAAATCACCGCAAGAACGCGCCATAATATTGGCATGGATGAAAAAGAAAGCACCAGGTGCAAGGGCTATTTTTAGAGACATTAACCACCCTGGCTATGTCGGTCATCCTTGGCTTAAAACCGCGTTAGAAGTTGATGCACCCAAACTATTCGAACAATTCTTAAAACAGGCAATTAATGACTTATGATTTATACTTATTTTGATGCAACCTTAGCAAAGCGCATAAACGATGACTACGAATCCCGTGCAATTGCTGACGTGAACAGCTTAGGATTTACCAATACAGTGGCAACTGCCTATCTTTATCAGCAACTGGTGATTTATCGCTGTTACCAGATTATGGCTTTAGAATTAAGCACTGCAAACGACGACATTTATGCGCAAAAGCTAACCCATTATCGCAAAGAATATGATGCAGTTTCTAAGCAATTTAAGAACGCACTGCTAACCGCTGCCACGGTGCAACCTAGCGCATCATCACGTAAATCTATCTCATTCGGACGGGGTTAATATGATTGAAATACTACAGGCAATTAAAACTGATTTAACAGGAATGATAGGCATTCAAAGCGTTGGTATTGGTATCGAGCCAGATATCAACCCAAACGACTACCCTGCTATTCGTATCGTGCCACTGGTTAACAAGCCCGATAATAATATCTACAGAAAAACAGCAACTATTGATGTGTTTGTCGGGTTTACTGAGTTCCCGCAAGCATTAGAAGAAAGCTATGCCACGCTTTACGGCTGGGCTAACGAGATAATCACGCGATTGCAGAAAGGGACGCAATACACCGCATTCTGGCAACAGACGCTCAACGATGAGGATAGATTACCAGCCGCTAAGTTGATATGTGTGAGTTTTGAGGTGGTGTATTAAAGCCAATCACTTGCTAAAAAATGACTTAGCGACCGCTCCTGCCTTTTTCATTTCTTGCCGCAGTGATTCTTGTTCTGATTTCGTCAACAGTGCTGGCTTTTCGATAATGTCCAGCTTCTCCTTGTGTGAGACTGTCGATTCCGTATCCAAACTGTTCTTTGAGGTAATCATCTAATTCTTTCCCATGCTTTTTCCAAAGATTTTCGCGCATTTTATCAGATAATGCAAGTATGCCATCACTACCAAATCCTGTTAGTGTTGTTGCGCCAATAACATTGCCGCCATTTGTTTCAATATATCCCTTAAGGTTTGCTAACGTTCCTCCTATTGTCATCGTGTCATCAATAATTAAATAACTACTTTTAACAACAATTCCATCAAATTTTGGGGCGTAAGCAAGTCGATAATCAGAACCCTTGCCAGTTCTACCAACTTTTTCAGACTGAATGATATTATAACTAACATCAAGCCCTAATTCTGCCGCAATCTTGTTGGCGTATGCGTTAGGAATCATGTTATTGCCAGTTGATTCAATAGCAAGAACAGGCACAATGGTAGGTTTTAATCCTTTTAACGTCACAGATACACGCTGAATAACATCATCAGTAACCAAATCATTTACCAGTCTAGAAGCCGCTAATATGTCCCCAGCTTTTGCAGCAACATAATCTTTATGCTTTTCCGCTGAACCCAATACGGATGCAAAAATAACACGCGGAAAGTCTTTATTCCATGTTGTTCTTGGTGCGAAGTTTATTTCTGTTTTCATGCCCACCATTATAGCAGGCTTAACATCCCCCACTACCTTAGTCCCATACCCCAGCGGCTTGCCCCTATCGACAATATCTAGCACGCTTAACGACTTGCTTTGGCGGTACTCGAAATATTTTGCCTCACTTCCAAGAATGGCAATCGCGTCGCTTTTTGGTAGTTTTGCAATCATCTCTCGAGCTGCTGATAGGTTCTCTAGTGGCGGCTTTTCTGGTGCGTCTATGCCGTGCTTGCCCATTAGCCTGCACCTGCAATGCGGATGATAGGGCGGCTTTGGTGCTTTGGCTTTTGGGTAGATTCCTGCGCCCTTGCCGTAGGCATTTAGTTTGCTGTGATAGTCGCAAATATCGTACTGTGGGTGGGTGCTACTCATGCTTACTTTTACCCAGTGTAGCGTTTCGTCTGCCATAAAATCAGCGGCGATTGTGTCGGTATGCACGCGGTGTAATTCGGTTTGGGCAATTCGGTTTGCTAGGTATCGGTTACGCTCGTAAAATGCTACCTGTAAGGCTTTATTTAATGCGTCTTGGTGTGCGCCCTTCTCTATCTTGCCTAATGCCTGTAAGTATGCTGCCTTGACGCTCGGCGTTTTTAATAGGCTTGCTTGTTTTATGGCTTTTTGTAGGTTGCCTATTAGGTACTTTGGCAGTTCTTTTTTGACTTTTAAGGGGTCGTCTTGAAAGTCGTAACCATCATAAATAAGCCTGCTCAATTCGCGTGCTGTTTTGAGCTGTTGGGTAGATTCGTTGATTAATCGGGCAACTACGGGTGCAACAACTAGACTGGCATTAGCATAAAGCGCGTCTGACAGTGCGACATCCCCAACGGTTGCCAGTGGTTCGCTGTTGGGTGTGCCAAGGCTTAGGTACTCGCGTATCATGCTATCAACAGCGGTTTGAACGTCGGCGCTGTAGTTTTTTAGTACCCGTTCAATAGTCACGCTTGCCGCTTCTTTGCCGTTGCCGATTTGGGCTATCAGTTCGTTATAAGCCTGTTTTGCCAGTGCATCGATGTCGTTGCTGATAATGTTAAGGTTTAGCGTGTGTTGCGCTTCATCTATACTCACAATAGGCTTCCCTGTTCTGGTGTATGGTTGTTTCTTGCCCTCTGGTTAATCGCTTCGTTAATCCAGTTATAGGCGGTTTGGCTGCTAACGTTATAGCGTTCTGATAATTGTTTTGCCGCGCTTGCCCTGTCGCTTCCTGCGTTTAACGCACTGGTTGCCGCTTGTATGTGCATCTGATGAACAGTATCGCGCCTTGAGTTGTAAAACCTTGCCCCGACGGTTGCATTGAATATGCCGATAATCTTGCGCTTTGTGCTTTCACATCCATCAATGGCTTTGATTTGTTCTAGCAGTTCGGACATCG